TCAATCCCGGTCCGAGGGGGGAGCGGCGCGCACCCACCCAGACTTGAGGCGATCAGCCACGGCGTCGTCATCGCTGCGAGCCACCTTTTCCTGCACATCCCTGGCCTCCCTGCGAGCCTGGTCGGCCCGCTCCTGGAGGCGGGCCGCATTGTCCGAGCGTTCCCGCGCCCGGCCCATGGCCCGCCCCCGCCAATAAACCCCGGCAATGGCGGCCAGGCCCGCCAGCACTGCCGCCATTACGCCGAGGCCCCGCTTAATCCACTGCCGCAACATGGGTCGCCCTCCTGTCCGCCCGGGCCCGCACGGCCGCCACCGCCTGCGAATACAGGGCGGGCCAGCTGTCCGGCTTGGGCTTGCCCGGACGCCAGGTGCGCAGATACAGCGCCCAGGCCGCGACCGCATCGCCAACCGGCGGCAATGCCTGCGGGTCGGTCCAGAGCAACAGGCGCGCAACGCCCGCCGCCAGCACATCGTCATGCTCGAGCGCGGCGTGGATCGCGTCCGGATCGCAGGCCACGCCGCGCGCCTGGCACAGCACGACCAGGGGCGCCTTGCTCGCGGCGTGCAGGAATACCCCCCACACCCCGCCGCGGCTGGCGCGCGTGCCCTTCTCGAATTGCCAGAAACCGCGAGCCGGTCCGCCGATCTGGCGCCGGTGCACGAAGCGGCTCTCCTGCAAGCCGATCGCCAACAGCATGCATTGCGCCTCGCGCGTATCCATGCGCGCCGGCAACAGCGCCAGCGCCGGCCGCAGCGCCTCATCCATGATCTGGTCAAGCGTCATGCCTGCCCTCCTTGTCCGTTTGCGTATCCATCCCCAGCGTCTTGCGCCGGATCTCCACCGCCCAATCCACCAGGTCCTGGTTCTGCAGCTTGGCGGTCAGGCGCAGGTAGGCGCCCAGCACCCACCAGGCCGGCAGCCCGGCCAGCAGCATGCAGGGGCCGAGCACGTAGAACATGGCCAACAGCCCGTCCTCGCCCAGCCCGGTGCGCTGCGCCATCCAGTAGGCGGACGACATGATGTCGGGCATCCACGCGATCATGCCGATCGCCAGCAATGGCCCGAACAGAAAAGAGCTGACCACCGTACAGGCGGTGCGCGCGACGAACTCGCGCGGGCTGCGCGGCGGCATCAGCAACATGCCGATCAAGGCCGCCATCGCCGCCGGCATGCCGAAAGCCAGCGCAATTTTCAGGGCGGCGAACCCGCCCAATCCCGTAGATGCCGGTTCCATGGTTACACCGCTCCTGTCGACGGTGCGCATCGCTGCCTCCCGTGAACATCACGGGCGCCGCGGGGGCGCGCCGGATGAAAAATTTGAAATCCGGGCGACACTGTCGTCCGTTCGACGCGGGCGTTGCCCGCATCGGTACTGGTATCTTTCCTGTCTATTGCCCTTCCCTCTCTCTGCCCGACCCGTCATGAAACCCTGGACCCGCCGCCAACCTCGCCGCAAGCCCGCCCCCACGCTCGCCGAGGCGCTCACGCGTTATCTCGTCGAGGTTTCCGCCACCAAGAAGGGACATACCTCGGAACAGTCGATCGCGCGGATCTGGCGCGCCACGCGCCTGGCCATCCGACCAGTGGACCGCATCCGCAGCTCCGATCTGACGGAACTGCGCGATGAATGGCTCAAGGATCGGGCGCCGGCCACGGTGGTGCGGCGCATGGCGTTCCTGTCGCATGTCTACACCGTGATTCGAAAAGACTGGGGCTTCGACCAGTTGGCCAATCCTGTCCAACTGGTGCGACGCCCCGCGGTGGATGACGCGCGCGACCGCCGCCTGTTCGACCGCATCACCCTGCGCGGACTGTCGGAGGACGACTGTCCGCGCAAAGAGCTGGAATGGATCATCCGCGCCACCCGTTCGACCGAACTGCCCACGATCCTGACGGTGGCCAAGGAAACCGGCATGCGCCGCTCCGAGGTCGTCGGCATCCAGCGCGAGCACCTGGACCTCATGCATGGGGTGGTTCATCTGCCGCATACGAAAAACGGCCGGGCCCGCGACGTACCGCTGACACCCCGGGCGCGCGAGGCGTTGCGTCGCTGGGTCACGGGCAAGCCGATGCGCGGCCGCATCTTCACGATGCAGCCGGGCTCGGTAACGCGTGCCTTCATCCGCGCGCGTCGCCGCGCCCGCTTGCGTTATGAGGGCATGTGCCGGCACTACGGCCGGCGCCCCAACGCCGCCTACTTTCGCGACCTGCGCTTTCACGACCTGCGGCACGAAGGCACCTCGCAACTGGCCACCGTGTTCCAGATCCACGAACTGGCCAAGGTCAACGGCAACGTCGACACCCGCATGCTGCTGCGGTACTACCACCCGCATGGGCGCGAATTGGCGCAGAAGCTGGCGCGCAGCCAGCTGGGCCGGCGCCAGCTCGAGGAAATGCGGCGCGAGCGCGAGGTCGAAATGGAGGCCCTGCCCCTGGCCGCCTGACGGCTATACGGTGGCGCCTTCGTCCCGTCGTGACGGTTCCACCGAGGTCAGCCAGGCCGGCAATTGCCCCCAGCCCGGATAGCTGACCTTGCCGCCGGCGCCGTCATGCTCCGCGCCGATCGAATACGGCATCCCCGTCTCCACCACCCACAGCGGCGTGGTGCGATAGTCGTCGACCATGGCCCAGGCATCGCCCACGCGCCGCGGCCATTTCCCGGCCGGCGGCGCCGGCGGCGCGTCCTCGTAGGCGCCGTAGGGGATGTTGAACGTGCCGGGCGTCAACGCCAGTTCGTTTGCGACGGATTGGTACAGGTACAGGCCGTCGTTGTCGGCCTGGAAAACTTCTTTTTGCATGTTGATTGCTCCTTGGAAATGAAATTTGCACTGCAAATGCGAGAGTCTTGGGAACACGGCAAAGCGATGAACTGAGATTACATTCGCATGGCGCTAGACAGGCGTCTTCGTCCGCGACGATCGGGACTCAACTCTACTTCGCACGTGATGCTGGTGAAGTCACGACATCCTCATTGGTACTACCGTTTGGCGGTAAGGAGACACGACCCGTCAATACTGCATATCGCCCTCGTATCCATGCATGACGCGGTCAGCATATTAGGGGGTAAATGGCCGTAAACCAGCTACATCGACTTCGCTTTCACCTTCGGATCTCCGCTTGATTTCGTACATGAATCCGGGCGCGATAGGCGGTAGTTCACACTACGGGTTGGGTCCACGTACGAACAATACGGCTGGTGTCGAACGAGGTGGCATCTCCGTTCTTGATGTTCCCCGCAGAGCCAACCTGGACCGAGTTTGTACTTTCGGTTTTCAGACGTATTGCAAAAGCGCTAGACGCTCCAACAAGAGGGCCGAGAGCATCCACTGCGTATCGTCCCTGTATGCGTCCGACGATCTTTTGTGTTGCGTGGGTCGGCCGACTTCTTCGGATTCTCGTATGTGCAGTGGCGCGGTCGGCTAGGCGTGCAGGCGCGGATGGTAGGCCGTGTTTATGGGGCGGGTTTCGTTGCCACCGGCATCATCAATCGAGGACCCCGCATTGTTCCAGACGATGTTGGTAGCGCTCATGACATTGCGATGTACCGCCAATCCTTCGCCGCTGCTGGAGCCCGTGACGTTAGAAGTCTGGAACCGATGGGAGTGTCGCCGAAACGTGTCTGCTTGCCGTGTTCCCAAGACTCTCGCATTTGCAGTGTCAGCGTCAGTTCCGGTAAATCGACGGAACATATCCCGCAAATCCGGCACCCGGAACTGCGTCGCCGAATAGTCCGAGAACCAATGACTGCCACGATTCGCGGACCACACGGCCTCGGTCTTCACCAGTCCTTGCTCCTGCGCATACCCCCACAGCGCGGCGTAATCCGTCTTCGACAGCAAACCGCCGATGGCGTCGACCTCGCTGGCCAGCGGCAGGTTGGTATGGCCATCCAGCGGCCGGCCGCACAGCGGCGAGCGGTAGCCGGTGTAGTACTGCCCGGACACCCAGTTCCACACTTCGGCGCACTCCGCCACGATGATGGGACCGACGTCCTGCGTCGGCAGCGCGCCGATCGAATAGATTCGCGGAAAGTTGCCCGCCACGAATGCGGTCGTTGCGATCCGGGTGCTCTTGTCAGTGGCGGCCGGCGTCGGCGCGGTCGGCGTTCCAGTAAACGCCGGCGACGCCGCCAGCGCCGCCACGAACCTGGCCTGCAGCGCCGCCAGGTCGCCGTCGTCCAGCACGTCCTGACCAGCCTTGTCGGCGATGTACTGGCCGATCATGGCGGCCACGAACGAAGCCTGGCGCCAGACCGTGTTGAGTTCCTTGGATTTGGCCGTGCCGGCCGAGAAACCGCCCAGCCGGGCGGCCAGCGCCTGGTAGTCGGCGGGAGCGAGCACATTGGCGCCGGGAACGGTGCCGAAAGGAAGAATTTGATTGATAGCCACGGAATTGTCCTTATTCAACCGGCAAAAAGCGAACCCCAGAGTCCGCTGTCGAACCCCGAGATGTAGTGGTTTTGAACGTCAAAACCGAACAAGGGCCCCTCTTGCGAGGGGATGACGTAGTAACTGATGCGCACGCCCTCCGGCTTGAGCGGGATGTACCCGCCCGTCAGGAGCGCCAGGAACAGCGCCGACGGCGGCGCGCCGGCCACGCCGATGTCGACCGACATGTCGCCGTTGTCCTGGATGAATACATGGGTGCCGCCACCGAAGATGCGGTCCAGGATGGCGGCCGAGGTCTCGAGCGTGCCGTCCCAGTGGTTGGCGCCGATCTTGGCGCGCAGCAGCAGGCGGTAGGTATCGTCATCCAGCTCGGTCAGGCCGCTGTCCGGATCGAACGGTCCCTGCCATACGCCCTGGTCAAAGCCCAGGCCGTCCAGGTCGTGCGAGAAATACACGTTGGCGATAGGCGTGCTGACCTTGCGCTCCAATCCCACCCAGCGCCCCACTGCGTCCAATTGCGCGCCGACGGCCAGGTCCAGGTCGAAGGCCGCCGGCATGCCGCCGTACAACTCGCTCAGGCTGGCCGCCGCGTCGCACAGGGCCGTCACGGTGGCGGTGAACTTGGGCTTGCCACGCTGGTAGGCCGACAGCCGCGCGATGTAGTCGTCTGTATTGGCCATGTCAGGTCACCGTGAGTTTCACGTCGTCCGGGGTCGCGGCGGCGGCCTCGTTGAAGGCCAGCGACACGTCGGGCACGCCGTTGCCGGCCGGGCCCCGCAACGTCAGGCCGGTGATCTTGAACGTGCCGTTGCCCGGCACGCCATTGGCCGCCGAGATGGCATCGGCCCACTCCACCGAGGCGCTGGCGCCGCCGCCGATCGCGACGCCGTTGATGTAGTCCGCCACTGCCCGCTGCACCGCCTGCCCCGTCGCCGTGTTGTAGCCCGCCAGCGCGCGCATCTGCACATCGACCGCAAGCGGCACGATGGTCGGGCGGAAGAAGCGGATGCGATGGGCGATGCCGTAGATGTCCGTCACGACTACCGTGGTGGTCCCATGGGTGCCCGTGCCCGGCGTCTTCTTGGCGGCGATCGCCTGCGCGATCAGCGCGGCATCGCCACCGTCAACCACCAGGGCGATGCTGTGCGGCGGCAGGCCGTGCGCGTCGGCCGCCGCCGTGTCGTTCTCGTATGCCGCGTGGCGCAGCACGCCCGGCACCGACGCCACCGCGCCGATCGTGCCTTCCAGCACGCTGCGCGACGGCAAGGCCACCGACACCGCCTGGCGCACCCGCAAGGCCGCGTCGCTTTCGACCGGCGCGCCAGGCGTCGCGGCCGCCGGATTCGAGACCGACTGCCAGCCCAGCGTCGGCGTGCCGATCTGGTTGATGCTGCCCGCCGCCGCGGTCACGGCGCCCAGCGCCTGGGATTGCGCCGTGACAGTGATCTCGCCGCCCGGCGGGATGGTCACGCTGGCCGGCAACAGCCAGCGGCCGCGGTCGGCATCGGTGGCGACGCCATCGACGATAGTGACGCCGCTTTGCCCGACAATGCGCAGGTCCACCGACGAGCGCGTGGCCACGCCCCGCGCCAGGCCGTTGATCTTGACGTTGCTCGACAACGCCGCGTTGGCGGCGGTGGCGGGCGAAAACGCGTTGTAGACGTTGATCGCCGCGGTATTGGCCTCATGGATGGCCAGGGCGAACACGGCCAGCAACTGGCCGTCCTGGCTGTCCGCCTCCAGATAGGTGTCGGCGCCGTAGATGCCGCGGTACTGCTCCTTGAAATACTGCAGCACCTCGCCATAACTCGGCGCACGGATGCCCGTGGCGTCGATGACCGGGGCCGTGGATAGAATCGTCATAATGCCGCCTGCACAGTGGCCGTGCCATAAAGGGTTGAAATGGATGCCGTCACGCTCAAGCCGCGGGTTTGCGGGTCGAGCCGGCTCGAATACTCGGCCAGGTCGGTGACACCTGCCGTGCCCAGGATGCGCTGGCGGATGGCCCAGTCGTAGCTGGCGCGCGGCTGCTTGCCCAGCACTTCGCCGTTCCAGGGCGTGCCTTCGGTCACGTCCAGGAACCACTCGCCGCGCGCCAGCATCAGCCGGGTCTTGACGGCCTGGGCCACGGCCTGCGCCGTATCGCGGTGGAAATCGGCCCGCGCCGAGCCGAACGAATAGTCGCCATCGGCGTCCAGTTTTCGGTAACGCATAAGAATCCTCAGTTGGGTGGCGTGGTCACCGCATTGGCGCCCTGCGCGGTATGGGTATGGGTGTCGTCGACCCGCTTGCCGTTGGCGAGGATCTGGCCGATCACGTTCAGCACGCCGGTGATCTGGGCGGTATTGCCCTGGCCGCCGCTGCCGACCAGTCCCGCCAGGTAGCTCAACAGTCCGTTGACCAGCACCTGCCCGGAAAACTCGGATACCGGCGCAACCACATCGAAACCGCCGGGCGCCACGATCTTCACCTTGCCGGCGGCCGGGTCCAGCTCCAGGAAAGTCGTGCCATCGTCACTGCGCAGCTGGGTCGCGCTGGTGCTGACCGCCGGCAGCACGCGGGGTTGCGAGCGCACGCCCACGTAGACGAAGCCGTCGGACAGGTCATGCATCCGCATTTCGGCCTGGTCCTGTACCTGGCCGGATTGCCACCAGGCGTCGATGCAGCGCGAGGCAAACACCACCAGGCATTCATCGCCCGGCTTGACCGGAAAGGTCAGCGTGCAATTGCCGCCCGAGGGGAAATACACCGGGCAATCCACCAGCAACGGCAACGCCAGGCTGTGCTGCCGGCCCTCGGGTGTCTTGACCCGCGCGCGGATAGCCGGTTGCGCCGTGCACGTCATCGCCACCGGGTCGAAGGCGCCGATGATCGCCGGCATGGCGGTCCAGGTCTGCGCCAGCGCGCCATGCAGCGCCGCGCCGATCGCGGCTTGCGGATCGTTCAAAGTCTCAAGTCGGTTCATGAATCTTCCTGCAGGGATAGGGCCGGACCGCGCGCTACTTGACGACGGCGGCTGGCTTGGCCGCGTCGCCCTCGGCGCCGGCCCGTCCCAGGTCGCCGGGAAACAGGGTGGCGTCGGTGGCTAGGCAAAGGACCTCCGTGTACCACTCGTCGTCGCGCGTATTGCCGCGGTGCTCGACTTCCATCACGTAGTAGTAGCCATCGCCGCTGATGCGGCGCTGCTCGGCGCGATCGATCTCGTTCGCGTCCTTGCGCTCGGAACGGGCCTGGAAGCCATACTCGGCGATCCGGCTGTTGTCCAGGTTGACCAGCCCGCCCACGCGGATGCTGGGGTTGAGCAGCATCCGCAGCTTGATGCCCTTCTCGGTCTGCTCCGGCATGCCGACCAGGCCGCTGTCGTGGGACAGCACGGGCACCGAGCCCGGCACATAGGCGGTTTCGGGGACCACCACCACCTTGCCATCCTGGATGCTCCACAGCGTGTTCGCGCTGCCGCAGACATCCTGCAGGTAGTCGCGCACCATGCCGGACATGACCGCCCCGCGGATCGACTTCTTACCGCCCAGGTCGGGCACGTAACCCTGGCGCACGCCGTAGGGATTCATGGCCGAGCACAGCAGCCGCACCTTGTCGGCGCGGTCGCTGCCCTTGGGCACGGTGGCATTGACCACCGCGAAGTTGTAGGCCTTGTCGCCGTCGGCCGCGGTGATTTCCAGCACGGTCTCGGTGTCACCCGAGCCGCCCCATTTGGCGCGCACCACGTTGCCATGGAAGATCACGCCATAGTTGCCTTCATAGCCTGCCTGCAGCACCACGCGGGTGAATTCGCGCTGCACCAGGCTGGCCGTTTCGCGGCTGGCGTTCATCACCTTGATGGTGGCGGTGTTGGGCGACTTGGCGTCATTGCGCTTGATGCCGAAGCTGAAGCTCAGCGCCGAGAGATCCAGCGCCTCCTCGTCGCCGACGATCAGCGAGACCTTCCGGCCCCACTGGCGCACGCCCTCATCGCCATCGACCGGATCGCCGTATACGGCGATCGACTCCATTGTGGTCGTCTCGGCCATGTCAGTCCGCCACCCAATAGAGCTTGGCGCCACGGCCCAGGTCGGCGGACGTCGGCGCGTCGTCGGGCGACTCCGCCCCGGTCACGCGCAGGCCGCCGGCGAAGCCCAGGTGCCGGTATTGCCCCAGCAGGTTCAGGCCCGTCACCAGCGGAATGCCGGACACCAGCGGCTGGCCGAGGTCATCGGCCACGTCCAGTATCCAGCCGTCGCGATACTGCAGCGTCAGCCGGTAATCGTCACCGCCCAGCGAGATGGCGAACACCTGCGGAATCGGCGACAGAGGTATCTCGAAGTAGTTCATGCGGATCTCCTAGTTCCAATGCAGCGAGCCGCCGTTGGGCGCGGCCGCGGGCCGGGACGCTTTCACGCCCAGGTTCTGCTTGTCCGCGGTCTTTTCCTTCTCTTTCTGGTGCGCGTAGGGCGGCAGCGACGTGCTGCGGGTCTGCGCCACGATCACTTCGCGCAGCGTGACGGTCGCGAACACGGCGCCGGAGGTCTCCCGGCTGTTCTCGACCGCGATCTTCTCGATCAGCATGCTGCCGTAGCGGCGCCGGCTGGTGATCACATCCACCGGCTCGCGCGACTCCTGCAGATTGAGCAGCTGCGAATAGATCGCGGTGGCGTAGTCGTCGGCGGCCGCCTTGCCATTGGCCACGTCCCTGGCCCGGGCGCCGCGCAACGCCTCGTACGAGGCGTTGCTCCAGGCGCACTTCATGGTCAGCGACAGCGGCAGCTTGAAGGCATGGTCGCTGATCGCCGAGCGGCCATAGGGGCCCGACTCCACCGGATGGCTGGTGATCTTCAGCGTATCGTCGTGCGACTCGGTGATGGTCGCCTGCACCACGATGTCGCCGATCTTCTTCGACAGCAGGCCCACCATGTCGGCGCCCGTGAAATTCGTGTCAGTCATAGGACCCCTGCAGGTTGCGCGTCAGGTCGGCGTTGACCCGGCTCTGTTGATTGGCCACGGCCGCTCCGGTCGCGCCGGGATCGGCCGACCCGTTGACGTAGATGGTGGTGGTGGCATTGACCGACACCGGCGCGGCGGCGGCCGCCGGCGCCAGCGCGGCGCCCCCCGCTTCGCCAAGCGCGAAGCCGGAGTGGTAATCGCGCCACGGTTCGATCCGGGCGCCGTCCATGGGAGGCGGTTGCCAGCTGCCGCCGGCCCCGTTGAAATCCGGCTCCGCTTGCCCGAGGCCGAAACGCCCGTCGCCTTGCAGCGACTTCAGCGTGCCATCCCCAAGCGTGCGGGGATACAGGGCCAGTCCCACTCCCACCGCCACCGGCGATATCGCCGCGCCGCGGGCCAGGCTCTTGGCGCCATCGACGATGCGGCCGATCCACGAGCCGGCGGAGGCCCACAGTGACTGCCCCCATTGCAACGCGATGGCGCCCGCCGCCTTGACGCTGTCGACCACCAACGCCCCCCCGCGCGCGGCCATGTTGCCCATCCAGGACCAGACCGCGCTGGCCATGTTGCCCATCTGGGTGACGGCCGTCCGTCCCATCGAGGTCATTCTGCCGAACACGCCGCCCACGAAATTGCTGGTCGCCGTCCAGGCACGGCTCACAAAGCCGCTGATCCGGCCAGGCAGCGAGGCCAGTTGCGTGCCCAGCCCGCCGATGATCGAGCGCATGCCGCCCAGTCGCGAGACCAGGCCCATCAGGGCCCCCACCACGCCACCGCCGCCCAGCATCAGGAAGCCGCCGACCAGCACCAGGAGCTGCGAACTCAAGCCCCCTGTCAGCCCGTCGAGCCAGGTGATCAGGCTGATCACCGGTCCCAGCAACGACATGATCGACAACACGAAATTGCCGACCTCGCCCAGCCGCTTGCCGGCCGTCTGGCCGTTCTCCTTGAACCAGGCCGAAATGCCGTCGAGCGTCTCCTGCAGCTTCGGGCCCATCGTCAGGAGCGCCTGCGCGAACATCGCGTTGACGGAACCGCTCAATTCACGGATGGTGCCCATCAACTGATGGGCGCGTTCACCGGCCGCCTCGACGGTGCTGTTTTCCTGGGCATCGCGCTGCACCGACAGGCGCTGCCCGAACTC